AGTACGCTGACACGTCGCGCTCGCCGGCCAGTTCGAGAATCTTCGCGTACGTATTGCGGAGCTGGGGAACCGACACGAGCGGGTTGTCGGGGCCGAGTGTCTGGAGCAGCAATTCCTGCTTCGCGGCGACTCCCTGAAAAAACTCCATGCGCTGCTCGGGCAGCGACGTGCCCAGCGCGGTCGCGACCGTCACTTCCATGTTCGCGTCCCAGGACGAGACGTCCACTTGCACGTACTCACCGCGCAGCTTGACGAGCCGCTCTTTCGGTTGGTGCTCGACGAGCGTCTCGTAGATGCCGCGGAACAACGGCTTGAGGGCTTGCTCGGCGAACTGGCGAGCCAGCACTTCGGTGCGCTCTTGCGACGAGCCGACCGCGGCCTTGACCGCTTCCTTCGTGGACGACTGGAGGGCGTCGGCGTCCATAGACATGGCGCCTTTGTTCTTGCCCGTGCGGTTCTCGCCGACGCCGTCGAAGTACGCGAGGATCGGCATCATGTCGCCCCCGGTGAAGGGGTGCGTGAACGGCGTGACCGCGCCGTCGCGCTTCATGCGGATCGGGGCGCCGATCTCCGTGTTGAGAATATCCTCAACACTGGCGAGCCCTTCGATGAACGCCGTGCGCGGGAAGATCGACAACGCGGCGCTGTCGAGAATCCCGCGGGTCACGTCCGACTTCACGCGCTGCAAGTCCATCGTCAGATCGGCGTACGACATGCCGCCCATCGTGTGCGCCTCGGGAATCGGCACGAACGGCGCGAACGGGGCGCGGCGGGCGGGCTTGTTCCAGACCGGGTAGTAGCTGTTGCCGATCGTGCAGATGTTCCGCAGCTCGCGCTTGCCGTCGCCGTCGTAGTCGATGCGGAAGTAGCCCTCGACGTATTCGATCAGATCGTTCGCTTCGCCCGCTTCCGGGTTGTCACCCATGTTCGGCGAGGCGGCTTGACGCCGGGCCTGACGTTCCGGGTTGCCGTCGCGGCTCTCGTTCGACGCGCCGGCATGCTTGTCGAGCAGGTCCTCGTCCACGCCCATTGCGATCAGATCGCCCTTCGCCAACCACGTCCGGTGCCCAACGAACAGCGCCGTATCGACGGTGACCGCTTCGCGATCGCGCAGAAACTCTTCGGGCGGCAACGCCCACACGCGGGCGCAGCCCTCGTGCTCGATCGTGTACGTGACGTCAAACAGCGGCTCGTCGCCGGGCTCGGCGTCATCCATGTCGGCGGCGTCTACACTCAGGATCGTGACATCGTCGCGGGCAGCGAGCGAGAAAAGCTGATCTTGCGTCAGCGCGTCATCTTCGGCGGCTTCCGTCTGCCCGTCCTCCCATCCCCACTTGAAGACGCCGAGCTGCCGGATCAGGCCGTCGTCGAGCACGGCGTCCGTCAGTTGGAACCCGCGGTTGTCCTCGGCGAATACATGCTGCACGTAATCGGTGGCCTGCTTGGCCTTGGCGACGCTCGCCTCCGTGCGCGGATGAAACTCGACCTGACGCTCGGGGCCAAAGAACACGCGCAGCAGCGCCGGCTTGACGCCGAGGATGGTATCGCGCACCTCGGTGATGACAACCTGCGAACGGCCCTCTTCCTCGTTGCCGAACTTCTCGCCGTGGTAATACTTCGTCGCCTCGGCGCGGAGCGGCGACAACTCGTCGTCGGCGAGCGTTACGGCGTCCTCGATGATGCCGCGGATGATGCGGCGCAGATCGACGGATTTCATCTTGCCCTCACCCTTCCGCGCCTGCGGGCGTTCGGCGGGGGTCTTCGAGTCGTTGAATTTGTAGGTCGTCATGCTTGCGTCACCCGGCCGATCGCGTGGAACCCGATTCGAGACTCTGTGTCGTCCTCATCTACGACCCGCGTGGCGCCGTCATAGCCGCCGTGCTGCGCGGAGGCAACCATGTCTTCGAGCAACGCCGCAATCTCGTCCTTAACCATCTTGCGGAACCATTTCTTGTCGGCTGCGGTGAGCGCCATTATGCGAGCCTCTTGAGCGCACGCCGAAGCGGCGCCTTCCACGAAGCGCGCGACTTCTCATTGCCGCCGATCGCCGTGACGGCGTCGCCGGCAAACGTGAGCAGGAAGGCGTCGGCGAGGTTCGGCGACTGGAGGCCGCGGGTCTTCATGTGATCCTTACTCTCTGCTTTCCACTTTCCGTTGGAGGTGAAGCCGTACGTCGGCCCGGCCAGCTCGGCGGCGAGGCGTTCGTCGCCGCGCAGCGAACAATTCTTTGCCTCGAACCATTTCCGGCCAGTGAACCACAATTCCGTGCGGAGGATGTCATACCGCTCATCGAAGATCGACGGCGACTCACTGACGTTGATGCCGCGCGCTGGCAGCCCGAGTTCGGCGAGACGATCGCACACTCCGGCGCCGATCCCTATGACGTCTACAAGAATCTCTGAAGGACGATCCGCGGCCGGCGTAATGTCCCACTCGTGCTTGATCCAGCCCACCAACTGCATCGTGTCGAAGCCACGCTTCTCCTCGACCGGCTGAAGCAGCACGTTGCCTTTGCGCTTGGCGAGCGCGGACGCATCGTTGCCGAACCGCGCGCAATCCACGCCCCATATTGGCTTGACGTGCTGCGCCTCGACGTCGCGCTTGAGCGCCGACTCGCATAGCTCGAAGGGGATGATCGAATCGTCGTCGGCCTTCGGAAACTCACCCAGCACGCGCACGCGGAAGACATTCGAGTTCTCACCGTGACGACGGCGAATGCCCTCAATGAAGTCCGGCGACACCCGCGGGTGCCCGATGCAGGTAATGTGATACGTCTTCCACAGGTCCCGCAGCTTGTTGTGCGTGTCGTAGAAGAGGCCCGTGCGCCGCGTTGGATTCCCGGCGAGGATCGTCACCGCGGTCGGCCCGGCCATCGAGCCTTCGGCGGATTCATACACAGCGTCATGGATACCCGATGCTTCGTCGCAAATCAGCAGCACGTTATCAGAGTGCTTGCCGGCCATCGCCTCAGGCTTCTCCGGCCGGCTTGTTGCGAATGCGACGAACGAGTTGTGCCGCGACGCCTTGAGGAAAATGTGATCGGTCTGCACCTCGAACAAATCTTGCACGTCTGGCCGAAGCCGCCCGAGCCACGCCTTCGTTTCGGCGGCGAGGCCGTCGAAGAGCTGGCTCTCGGTCGGCGCCGTGCAGATCGTCTTCTGCGGATAGCGGGTGAAAAGGAACCAGCATATCAGCCACGCGAGCAGCGTCGTCTTGCCGACGCGGTGGCCCGAGCGGATCGAGATGCGGCGCTTGTCGATCGCCGCCGTACCGTGCGCGACCGCGATCATAATTTCGATCTGCTTCGCGTCCGGCGTGCCGCCCAGCATTTCCACCACGAACAAATCGGGGCGGTAGTAATACTGAGTGCGGAGCGCGGCGAGGGGGTTGTCGGCGATGACGGGGGCGGTCATCAGGAAATCGGCACCGGCCTGTTCGCTGTGAGCCACGCCGAGATCGCGACGATATCGGAGTTGCCGAGCGCCTCGGTGTATATGAGCACGGAGCCGATGCGCGGGTACACCGCGCTGCCGGCATCATCGTCACCGATATACATGGCGCCGCTTCCAAGTTCCTCGATCGTGCCCGCGGCCACGCCCGCGTCTTCCGGCTCGGAGGGACCGAACCCGTCCGAGGGATATTCGACTCCGTCGACAAACGGATCGAGCCGCCCGCGGGCGACGTCGTCAAACTCCCAAGACTCGGGGCCAGGATCATCGGCGCGGGTGAAGCGCAAAGCGTAGACGCGCGACGCGCCAGCCGCCAAGAGCGTCGGGTGCCCGAGATCGTCCGTCAGTTCGTAGTTCGATTCGTCGTACGCGACCACGCCGTACATCGCGGCCCCGGCGCCTGTGTTGTCCTGCGCGTAGATCGCGAGCGGGTAGTCGCTCTGATCCGTCAGCGCGAGAATCGAGGCGTGGGGAATGAGCCCGCGGGGCACACCCATCGACGCGGCCGGCGTCGGCTGCACGATGAACAGCGTGAACCCGCTCGGGTCGGCGTTGAGCAGCGGGTTGATGTCGTCGGAATCGAAGACGATCGAGTCAGTACCAGCAAACTCGTAGCCCTGCACGCCGGCACCGATAAGTGTCGGCGTTCCGACTTTCGTGAACGGCTGCCCGCTGGACGCCACGAGTCCGGCGTCGTCGCGCTGCGGCACAAACTCGAAGCCGAGCACTTCGCGGCGGTAGGGGATCAGCCCCGCGGGCTGCGTGACTGTGACGGCGACGTGGTTGGAGTTGACCGCGCCGTTCGACACGTAGACTTCGGCGCTACCCGGCGCGACGACGTGTACGGAGACTGTGGCCCCGTCGACCGACACGGTTGCGACGTCGGTGTCTGTCGAATGCGGCGTGAGCGCCGGCACCGCTTTCGGCGAGCCGACCTGATCGAACGCCGTGGCCGTCAGGTCAATGTCGGCGCTCTCGTCCTCGGCGCTGATTGCCGTTGCCGGCGACAGCACCAACGCGGCGAGCACCGGAATGGGGGGCGCTACCGCGGCGGTGCTTGGCCCGAGCGACGGATGCGCGCGGCGCGGCACGTTAGCTCAACGAGCAGTTTACCGCGCAGTGGTTGGATTCCAGAATGCCGGGATCGCCCGCGTCGTATTCGACGTATACGTCGCAATCGCCGGCGCCGACGTACGTCACCTCTCCGTCCTCGTCGACCGTAGCAACGTTTTCGTCGTCCGACAACCAGCTACCGCCCACCGTCTGCAACGTGTCGTTGCCGAACTGATCGAGCACCGTCGCCGTCAGTTGACCGACGTTGTCCGGGGGCGGGCCGTCAAAGAGCGCCAGCGTCGTGGGGGCGACGAGGACCGACGCCGCCACGCCGACCGCGATGAAGATCAGCGTTTCGTCGCTCAATACGTCCACGCCGATCGCGGCCGAAATGGGCAAGCCGTCTTCGTTGATGACGCCGTCGAACGTGAACAACCCGTCCTCGTCGATCGTACCGCCGTCGCC